TTATTTTTTCCAGTCGTACCAATACCCACAAAACTGTCTACAAAAGTTTCGGCATTTAATATACGGTATTGGTCAGTGATTATTGCGGGCATTGACTCTATGTTTTTTGATTATTTATACCTGTTATTAGTAAGTTATTTTTACTGGTAGAGACCTGATCACTTGAGCAGACGTTTCTATACCTGAGACACCGTTCTGATTAAAGAATTCAAATGACTTAGAATTGACTCCTCTAGAGACATTCACAGCACCCCAACTATAGTCTCCCACTCTAGATAAACCGAAGGTTGCAAAACCGACTGTATTAATACCAGAGATTGATTGTACATTTGAAAATACTCTTACAATAGATGATCCAACACTTACTATGTGTTCAGCAAAGTATACGTTATCTAAGAACTCAGTTCCTACACCAACTATTTGTGGGCCTGATGATGTAGTTCTGATTCCAGTAACTCCACTTGTGCTACTTCCAATAGAAGTATTTTGAATTACAAAATAGTCTCCAGTGGTAATACCAGTTTTTAACCTTTCTTTACTGGTTGGTGAATTGATATTAGCAGGAAAAATAGTGGAATTTGGTTTAAGTTCAAAGAATAAAGCAGGCCCAGTGGTATTGATACCAACAGCACTTGTTCCTATTCCAACTATATCACCATAGTCTCCAACGTAAGTAACATTTTTGATTTCTTCAACTTTAGGTGCTGCTGTTCCAATGCCAGAAAGATTACCAACAATACTTATGTTATTTAATTTTGCTTCAACTCCATCAACAACTGAGAAAGACCAAGAGTCTTTAATGTATACTTTAGTATCTGATGATGATACTGATTTTATAATTCCTGAAGTTGGTAATATTTTTGGTTCTAGATAATTTCTCTCTTTTGATATTCTTAGACCATCTATTGTCATATCTTCTGTTTGTTTTCTCCACATAGTTGGTCTCAAGAAATTTGCATCTGTGGATATCCCAACTCCTGAATATGTTTGTGTTTCTAAAGTGTCAGCAGCAATCAATTCATAAACAACTCTATTGTCTTGCTCAAATTCACCTTCATACTTTTGCAATCTCAATTCATCACCAGGTTTTATAGTTTCATCAATATCAATTTCATCAAAATCTGATTCAGATCCTGCATAAAAATATATTCTGAACTTACTATTACGTTTTGGTGCCTCTCTAAATGATATTCTTGTTCCACCATTAAATGTATAGTCTTTACCAGGAGTTTGTAATATATCATTTATGAATATTAAAAGATTATTTTGTAAAATTATTCCAGATCCTTTTTGTGCAACTATACTATAGTATTCTTTTGATGTTATTGTTCTTGTAATTAAGAATGTTTTTCTAAATCCGTTAAATTGAGAACTAAAGTCATCTAACTCTAGTAATTGACCGAAGCACCATCCAGAGAATTTATCTTGATATTTGTTTTTAACAGTAATATTAAATGCACTTGTACCTATACCGACTTGGAATGGTATTGTGGATAGTTGTAAATTATCTCCAATTTCATAACCTATACCACGATTTGCCATATCAAATGATATAATACTACCACCAGTTCCAACAACAACATCTATAGATGCACCAGATCCATTTCCACCAGTTAGTGGAATATTTTTATAAGGACTAGGTGGTGCAACAGTTATAAAGTTTAATCCAGTGGATATTCCTGTGTTAGTATATCCAGCACCTGCATTATTGATTGTAATTGAAGTAACAACACCAGCACTGACAAAAGCTGTAAATGCAGCACCAACTCCAATAGTTGAACTGATTGACACTAATGGATTTGATAGATAACCAGCTCCTCCAGTAACTATACCTACAGATTGTATGGTTCCAGAGTTAGAAACGACAGCACTGAATATTGCTTTTCTTGGGAATTGATACCCACTTCCAATTCCAACATCAAATTCATTAATAATACCACCTCTTGGTAAGTCTTTATTACCACTAGTTCCTGTAAAATCAATTGTTTGTCCAGTTCCAACTAAAGTATAGTCTGATAATGCTGAAGATCCAACAACTCCAAGGAAAGGTTTTTGGAAAATATTGTTAATTAAAACTGCACCAAAACTACTGGTAATACCAGTTGCATCAACACCATTTGAGGTCAAATTAAATTTATCAGTTGAACCATCAAATCTGTCAGAGATATCATCTAATATTTTATTTGTAGTGTAACTTAATCTGTAATATGCTCTACCTGTAAATGATGAGAAGGTAGATATTCCACCAGTTGGCCCATAAGGTGCTTCAGTAAAGTATAATCTTCCTTCATTTATTCTATAATCTCCTTTCATAACAGTGACTGCAGCACCGACTGTATGTGCAGCTGCGACTGTTCCCATCTGCCCTCTTTCAACACTAAGTGAGTTAGTAGATCCAACACCAACTAAATTTACTTTTAATATTTCACTTTCGATTCTTAGAAGTGACTTACCTTCTATATCAGACACATCATTTAAGAATATAGAATTTGTTGATACACCAACTTGTGTTGATAATCCGACTGAAATAGCAGTTGTTATTCCTACAGGACTTTGAATTACATTATCAATGCTAATTAATGTCCTAATAGTTGCATCCTTAGATGGAACTGATAATGTGTGGTTGGTTCCTATTCCACTCACATTTACAAATGATACTGAAACTCCAGCATCTGCAAAACTTTTTGCAACTGCAACTTTAATTAAATCATTATCTTCTTTAATTGCAAATATTGTAGGTGGTAATAAATTAGTAACTCCAATACCTGGTACAGTTGTAGCTGCTATTCCAATCGCAGACTGACCAATTTGTGGTTTNTAAATTAATTGTTCTCCAGTATTAAATTCGTGTCTTGGTATAGAAACGGTATGTGTAGCAGTGCTAACTCCTGAAGATGGATTAAAACCTCTATGAAATAATGAATCACCACTAGTAAATAAATCAAAACTTGTAGTTCCAATAACTCCACCACCAGTAGAAGTGACAATTCCTGTAAATTGAGAACTAATATCATCTATCAACAAAACTTTGTTTGTTATTGATTCATTATAATCAGTTATTGTTTTTGAATCAAACGTAACTAATTTTGATAAAGTAGGATCATCCGTATTTTCACTNACTAAGTCATAGTAGAACTTTTCATGCACAGATGCTTCTGCATCAATATCAACATCAAGATCTAATAATCCATCGGATTTCAGCGTGTGTTTTGCTGTTGAATGTACACCCAAATTACAGAAGTTTTTAAATCCTGCAACGTGATCTAAACTATTAACAGAATCTTTCCAAGTATCATATGGAACTGCACCTTTAATAGAATATGAAAATCTTTGATAGTAATCATTATCATGTAAATTCTGAATACTTGAATTTAATTTACCAGTTTCTTGTTTCCAACCATTTTCAATCTCAGTTGAACTATCTACATTTAAATCAAAATCAAATTTAAAGATCTTTTCAACTGTAGATTTGTTATTACTTTGAGATCCTACAATTATATCATCATCTACAAATTCTCCAATAACATTAAATAATTTTAATGTCTCAGATTCTGAATCCCACCCCTTATTAGCAACTGTTCCTGATACACCTTTTCCTAAAACTTTAACTGTTTCACTATCAAAGAATGAAACTTTGTTAAACTCAGCATTAAAAGTAGCTAAATGATCTTTTTTAATCACTCTTCCAAAATTATTATCAACCTGATATGTTCCTCCAGTTGAACCAACTCCACTTATAGAGTATTGTATTTTTTCATCACCACCAGTAGTGGTAACACCAATAATAGTAAAGTAACTATAATTATAATTACTTGAATTATATCCATCACCTGTAGGTAATCCATTTACATCATCAAGTATTTTTACATTTTCTACAAATACCTCATCACCTTTTTTAAATGGAAAATCATTTCCCTGATTATAGAATCCACTAGCACTAGATCCTGTTTCTGGAATTGGTGCTCTTAATTCTAATGTAACTAATCCTCCACTAGCAGTCTCTGCTCCTTTTACTACAACTCCATTTGAATTATTAATAGGAACAATTCTAATATCCTCGCTTAAACCAGTATCATTTGTTAGTATGTCTACACTACCTACAGCAGATCCATTTAACTTTGATTGAGCAACTACTACAGGGTTTCCAACTACAATCACATTAGGTGGGGTTGTATATTCAATTCCACCTGTTGTGACACCTATTGATTTCAAAGTAAATACATTCTTTAAATCTAAAATTAAATTACTTTCAGCTTCAGGTTGTAAATCTTTACTTGGGGAAAATTCAATTCCTTGAATAATAGTTTGTGTTCCTTCTATTTCTCCAATTTCATCTGTTTCAATTGTTAAAACAGCATTATTACCTGTAGTTGTCCCTATTGAAGTTAGAATAGGTAATGATGATACTTCAAAACCTTTATTTAAAATTTCTATGGAATGTATTCCACCAAGTTCTGTTGAAGATTTTGTTGAATAAAATGCTGATGAAAAACCTGTTGATGTATATAACGTGGTCTCAGCAACTCCTACTGGATTAAATTTAAAAACGTTAGTGCCTATGCCAGTTACTTTATGTTTAATATTAAATTTTGATTCCAATACTTCTATTTCAGAGTGACTAGGTACGTTTTCATTTGCAAAATGTGATATTGTTTTTGTGAAATTACCACCTTTACCCATTACTCTGTAGTAAAAATTATTTGCTAATGAACTACCAACAGAAATGCTTATTTTAGTAGATGAATTGCCATCACCATTAACTCCATTTCTAGTAATTAAATTGGTATTATACTTTGATATAAAATTAGAATCATTATAGAATTCTATATCATAGTCCGTTAAACTAGAATCTGAAGTTAAAAATTCTACTGTGTTATTTTTAAATATAGTTAATTTTGGATTGATTTTTGAAATCTGATGATTTACTCCTCCAGTTGTACCAATTCCAATATAATTGTATGGAAAAGTAGATAAGTCATATGAATTGTTAGCTAATCTTATGGTATTTGATGAGTCTTTTATAACATGATAAACTCCATCATTTACCAAAGGAGTCGCTGGTGTTGATGAATTATAAACCACAATATCACCAGTTTCAAAATCGTGATTAGTAATTGTTATCTTTGATAGATTTGTTCCAGTTTGAATACCAGAAGATGTAAATGAAGTTGGATTTACAACTAATTTTCTAATATTTTCATTGTATCTAAAATCAAAAGTTTGAGTTTGTTTTGATGTAATGTCAAGTTTAAACTCATCACCAACAGATAATCCGTGTTGCTGACCTGTAGTTGTCGCAGTTGCAACAGTAACTGTTCCATTTACTCTTGTTGCATCACCAGTAATATTATTAAATAATAGTTCTAATTTAGCATTATCAGTCGAACCAGTTACAATTTGTTTAAAAAATACATTATTTGTGCTAAACCCAACTTTTTCTGTTGATAATCCAATAAAATCATCATTTATTTTCACACAGAACAACTTACTAAAAGAACTTAAATTAAACGGATTGGATAAATTTAAATTTCTAGATCCAAAAATTGTAGATCCTAAAGAAACAAGAGATACCTCATCTCCACTTTTAAATTTGTGATTTGGTAAAAATATTGCTTTTGGTGGAATGGATTTTTTAATTGGAGTAACACCAACAAATCCCACTGTTACGTTTGTAAAACTAGTTCCAATTCCAACAGATTTTGCAGCTTCAAAATATTGAACTTTTGGAAATTCTATATTTTTATTTTCTAGTTTTTTATCAATTGTGTATGTAAATTCTGTTTCTAATCTTGTTACTACTGATCCTGAGTTGTGAGCAGTTGGCGTTGTTGAATTATGACCTCTAATCACTCTATGTTTATTATTAACATCATCATGATCAATTACTAAAAATTGCTCAGTTCCAATTATGATGGTATCATTGACTTTAAATTTTCTACTAATAGTTGAATCAGAAAAAGTTAAAAATGTTGCAATTCCAGCAGTAGACGTGTTTGGTATTGAAGTAGATATTGAAGAAGTAACAGTGGATACACCAATAATTGTAACTCCCTCTAAATTTTTGTACTTCGTTGATGATATACCACTAATTTCTATTACATCACCATCAAGTAATCCGTGAGGAATATTTGATAACCCAGTAATTTTTTCGTCAGATACAGAAAACTTTAAATTATTCACTACTGTATTAGTGGTTCCGACTGAAACTATGGGTTTTCCCAAAACCTCATTTACTCTAGATGATATTGTTGGATCACTAAAGTTTAATTTATCATTTACTTTGTAATTTTGTCCAGATTCATCAATAGTTATTTCTGTAATCTCTGCTGACTTAACCCCATCGACTTCAATTACAGGTTTAGAATCTAAAGTATCTTGTAGTAATGGATATCTCCTATGAGTTTCATTTAATCCCAAATGAGTTACATTTCTCTTATACTTACCATCATTAATTGTTAGATCAGATTGGTCATTTAAGTAATCGTAATTAAAATCATCAGTATGATTACGATGTTTAAATGTAATATATGGAAAAGTAGGTTCAAAACTGGCTTTATCTACAGTTGAAAAATATGCGTATGTTCCATTTGGGTATTCTGGAGTAATTGTAAATTTACCATTAAATTCATCTAAATCTCCACTTTCATCATAAAAGTAATCATTGGTAAAATATCCATTAGGATAAGTTGTTTGTACAGGTCGATAATTACTGTCGTTTACTGCGGATATAGAATAACTAGATTCTGCAAAAGTAAATCCTGTTCCAACTGTGCTATTTGTAATTGCTCCATAAATTGGATTTCCATCATAAGCCCATCCAACTATTTTTGAGTGTCCAGTTGTATTATTATTGTCATTCACCAATTCTCTGTATTTTGTTGGTGGATAGAAAGAGCAAATTTTATTACCTTTAGCTGCTAACTCAGAATTTATCTGTAATAGTTGATTATTATTTGTTAGTGAGGTTTTATACCTTTCTACAGAGTTTATTTCCCATTTATAAATTTTTGCTGAAATTAAAGCATCTTTTCCAACAGGATTGATTTTTATAAGTGTTTTGCTTGGAATATATCCAGATCCTTCTTCAATAACCTGAACACTAGTAATTTTACCATCAGATACTATTGCTTTTAATTTAGCAAAAGATCCTATTACTGTTCCCACTCCCACAACTTCGAGATCTGGAGGAGTAGTATAATCAGATCCTTCATTTGAAATTACAACGTTAACAATTTTCCCATCCACAATTATTGGAGTCAAAATTGCATTTTTCCCGTTTAAGAAAGACATACTTGGTTGTCTAACATAATTGATTATGTTTGTTACTCCATAACCAACTCCACCACTTTTTAAGAATATATTTTCAAGTTTACCTCTAACAATAGGATCTGCAGATCCCTTATAATATTCAGGTATGGTAGATGTTAACCCTATTGCCACATCATTACTAATATTGACCCTAATATCTGGATATTTGAATGTGTGAGTTCCTACTCCAACACTATTCAAACTTTCATAAATTTTTCTATCATAATTAGTACTCAATATAGAAGATAATGTTCCAGCATCACTTAACTTAAACTTATTACTATCTACAATGGTAACTTTGTAAACTTTAGATGTAGATAATCCAGAAATAACAGTTCCAGTGCAAACATATTCTACATTATCACCATTTTTAAAATTATGATTTTTAGCATATATGTAATCATTAAAAGTGTTTACACCAACAATAGTTTTAAATATATCTTTTTTATCTGTAGGAGGATATTGTTGAGAACTAATTTGTACCTTTCTATTTGAATAAGAAGATCCAGAGTTAGTAACTACTATTCTATCAATTACCTGTCTAATTCTCTTAGATTTAAATGTATGAGTTCCATTACCATTTTGAATGAAATATATTGTATTAATTCCTGCAATGGCATCATTTTTGTTTATATTCAGTGCAAAGGAGGTATTTGACCTTTTTGAAACAAAATAAGTGCTACCACTTAGTAATCTGTTTGTTGTAAATCCAACATTTGTTACACCAATACCAATTGGAGTTCCTGTTGCAGTATATGTTACTTCTTCTCCATTTAAAAATTTATGTTCACCATTGAATGTATCTGCTGCTAAGCTAACATCAAAATCTGTAAATGATGCTTTGTGAGTAAATCCTCTCATTTTTGCTTCACAAACTGCACCAGATCCATTTCCTCCAGATATTGTTACTGATGGTGTTTTTGTATAATCAAACCCTCTGTTGTTTACTATTATCTCTGACACGTTTCCAGAAAAATTACCATATGCATCACATCCACTTCCAGAAGTATCTGTAATTGATAAAGTTGGTGGATTTACAATATCATAGTTTTCTCCAGAGTTTAAGACCTCAATTTCTTCCAACTGACCATAATTAATATAATCTTTTGAAATTGGAGACTGATATTCAATTCCATTTAAAGATACACCAATAGATCCGAATAGTTTTTGATTACCAGTTGATATTACTGGACTCTTGTATATTCTTTTAAAATTATCTTGATTTCTTAATTTTACTCTTTTATATAAATTAGCAGGAGTTATCGTATGAGTAACATTTTGGAATGTAGAGGTGTTTACTCCAATAAAACGAGGTTGCTCTAATGATTTATTAAATAAATTTGCCTGCGTTGAGGCCAATTTAATTGTATTGGAATCAATTACATTAACAAAGTAGTATCCAGTAGAAACACCAACTAGTCCAGATCCAAGATTTATATCTTTACCCAACTCTAGATAAACTTGCTCTCCATTTGTAAAGTTATGTCCACCCACAGTAATAGTGTATGCGTTAGTACTAACTCCAACTGCTGAATTGAATGTTTTTGAACGGTTTGTGGTATCAGTTTCAAATGAGGGATAACCAGAGAAAGAAACATAAGTATTACCATCACTATCTACAAAACTATTTTGAATATTACCCATCAAAGAAGTAATACCAAATCTACTATCAATAGAAGTAACTATTTTTCTTATTACATAGTCACCAACAATATTTGGTTTACTTGTAACCTCTATACTAAACTTATTTGGTTCATTTGCATCTTTAACTTCCACATTCGCAGCTTTTACTTCACCACTTGATTTTAATATAACATCAATTCTGTCACCTTTCTTTAAAAAATGATCAACTCTAGTTGTAAAGGATTCAGTTCCGTCATGATTAAGAACGTCAACATAAGATAAGTTATTATAAAACCAAGTATTGAATTTTTTATCGTTAATGTCCGTTTTCTTACCTAAATGCTTGACTCTTATTTTGTCATCAACATCAAAATACTTAGTATTGGTGACATCTGATACTCCAGATATTGATCCAGTCACTCTCATCGTACAAATCTTTGTTAGATCATTATTTTCATATCCATAAACAAAATTAGTGTCAATAATTGGATTAGATTCAACAAATGTTGTTGAAATGCCTGTACATCCGAAAAATTGATTGTTTGACTTTGAAGTATAACTTGCTAATGTGTATCGATTGTCTGCATTCAAGTAATAAAAATTACCAGCTTTGCTAAATCCAATTGTAGAATCAACAGTTGTGACTTCTGTGGTTGATGCTGTGCCAACTACCTTTGTTTTTGTGGATACTTTAAATTTATTTGTTATTGTTCCCTTTGAAAAAGATATTTTATGGTATTTTTTATCTTTTAGATATATTTCTTGAACATTTGCTACAGATCCACTTGCAGTTGGATTTGTAAATGAATCTTGATATATTTTTAACCCAATTAAGTTTACAGGATTACCACTTAAACTCTCCACAATGATGTCATCAGTTACATCCCACTCTGCATCTGAGGGTAGAAAAGTTTGATTAAATGGTTTGATTACATCAACCTGTTCTCCATACAAAACTTGAAATAAAATCTGTAAAGACGTATCTGTTCCTTTTGAACTGTAAAAATCTCTTGCTCTTGATAAAATATTTTCTACATTCAGTCCATATGCAAAACTTTTACCTTCTAAACCAGGTAAAAAGTGTTTTTTAAATTTTTTGTAGAACTGTGTTACAAAAAGAAAACTTAAATTGACAACTAATGAACCAGAATTGTGTGAAGATGCATTTGTATCACTAAAGGTCAAAAATTCAGGAGAACCAGCTGTTTCAATTTCGGATATTCCACTAAATCCACGAACACAACCAGTAAATGTAAAACTTTCTCTAGTAAATGTAAATGAACCTTCTACAGGATCAGCAACTGTTATATCCGAAGTTGAAGTTGCAGTTATTGGTCTATCAACAGTTATTGTACCGTTACCAATGGCAGAAACTCTTGTGTTAGATATAACGATAATTTTATCTACTGTATTTCCAATAGCACTACCTGCACCTACCGTAATTACAGGTGAAGATAAACTTACAATATCATTAACCCTGATATTAGTGGTTGTGATACCACTTATGATCATGTCATACTCAGCATCAATAACACCACTGTTAGTTCCAATATTTGTTAAGTTTCTTCTTTTTCCTGTATAAGTAATAATCTCATTATCAATTTTCAAAAGTCCGTATGTATCAGGAAATCCCTCACCTCTATCTACAGTTATTTCGTCATCAAATGCATATGTTAAAGATGCCAAAACAACAGGAGATTCTGGAGTTGTACTGTTTGGTGCAGGAACTGTTTGTTTTTCAACTAAAGAAATGTCAGCTACAGTAGAAATTTTCTTTAATGATGATATATGATCACTCAAATAAGTTGATCCATACTCACGCTCCTCAGATTCGTAGTATTGATTTAAAAATTCTATAAAAAGTGGATTATCTGCCTGTATAAAATCTGGTATTTGGCTACCAAGAATATTCGAGATTTTAACTTTTTTATCTGACATCTGTTATCTTGTATATTTTTTGTTGCTAATAAAACTAGATGGTGGTGTATAGTTTGTTCCAGAAATATTNGAACCAGAAACAAGAACATCCTCTAATAAATCGAGTTTGCTATTTCCTTTAGTATCTAGGACGATATAAATGTTCTCTTTTGCCACAATATCATTGGATTCTGGAGTAACTTCAATTTCAACCTTACCATCTATAGATGTAGATGATATATTGATTGGAAATAGATTTATTTCTCCTCTTTTATAGTCCACAGTTCCTGCATTGTTATTAATATAAGTAATTATACCTCCATCTATTGTAAAAAACTTAATAACTCCTGTAAGTTGATTATCATCTGGAAAATCAGTCAAATAAACATTTCCATCAACTCCTTCAATTTTAAATGCAGTAGAACGTATATTAAATCCTTCTAAATCAGCATGAAAAACATTTCCATAGCAAATTTCATATGTTGCAATTTGGTTATAAGAGGGTTTTAAATCTCTTCTCATTACTAAAGTGGTAATATTTGATGTTATACCACTATCAACTCGGTCAATTTGAGAAAGTAACTTACTATACTTCAATCTTCCACCAAAAGAGTTAATATCTGATGATTTTGCATAAGTTTCGATTGCAGACAATATTCGAGATTGTAGATTTAACTTATCAGAGACAAATCCTGTATCAAATGATACTGTTGAGTTAAATTCAACATACAAATACTTTAAATCTAAAAATTCTTGCTTGATGCCAGCTACTGTATACTTCTTTAAATCATTTTTTATTGAGTCTTTAACGACATCAGACAAAACTTCACCGTTTTTAGGTTTAACTGTGATGTAAACCTTTCCAAATTCTGGTGGATCGAGTTCTTCACCTCCATATGCACTTACTGAGTCTATGTTTGGGTATAAGAATGGTATTAGACTCTTATAATCATTAGGTGTAACTGCTCTATACTGCGATGCATAGACCCTTGGGGCAAGATATTTAATATTATCCACAGATTCTATCGAATCTCCATTTTCAGACCTCTGTATGGTCGTTATACGTGATATACCACTGGTAATATCTTTATCTGTACCACTTGAAATATATGTTAATCTTCCAGAAAAGTTAAAATTAGCAGCATTATTACCATCGATACCACTTGTAACAATATAACTGACTCTTATTATAGCTCCATTTGCTGGTTTTCTTCCTAAAACATTATCACCAAACATAATTTGGTATCTTTCATCATCAATTTCTTGAAAAAGAAATAATCTTGACTCAGAATTTACATCAAAGATGTTCGTATATGCATTATATACTTGAGTTGATCCACTTTCTTCAACTTCAACACGAATTGAAGAGGTATCAATGTTTGCATTTGGTAAAATATACCTTTGATTGGCTTGTGAATCGTCTACTCGGAAGGTTTTTGTCAAATAATTACCTTCATATATTGATATTCTACTAAAACTTGCAATTCCTCGACTATCTGGAGTTACTGTGATGTCATCTGGTATTGAAAATACATAATTTCCACCTTGAATTGATCCTAAAGCAACTAAACCCTTACTTAACTTAACAGAATTTGCTCCAGTTGGTGCATTTACCGTAAAACTCACTGTTGCAATAGATGATTTTTTGGATCTCGGTACATATCCAATATTTCTTGCTAAAGATACGACATTTTCACGAAGAGTTGCACTATCAATAAATGACTCATTGACAGCCATATTCGTATTATACGAAGTAATATAAGAATTATATGCTAAAGTATCAATTAAAACTGAAAAATTAGATCCCTCAAAGTCAAAATCAGAAAAATTTGAGTTTGATCTCAAGTAATCTTTGATTTGAGCTCTTAAAGTATTAAAATCTAGGTTAGTAAATTGTGAAAATGACATTATATCCTAGTCGGTTGAAGTAAAAATTCGATATTTTGTGTTGGAAAAGGTAATCCTACGATTTCATACTCAATTCTTATCTGTAACTCGTGTGAATCAACTATAGAATCAATCAAAACGTTTGTTAGTCGTATTCTTGGTTCAAAGTTCTTAAGTAAAACAGTAATTTCTCTCTCTAAAAATGATGAAATGTCATTCAAATTCGTCTCAAACAACGAATCTTCAATTGATGTACCCAATAAGTCGTTAAAAAATCTCTCATTAATACGTGTTCTGCATAAATTGATCACTGATCTCTTTATTGCATCTTCATTTTTCAACACAGTCACGTCATTTGTGACAGGATGCCGAGTAAATGATAAACTTATGTCTTTAAATGCACGAGAAATTTGAACTGCCATTCATTTTGATATATTTTTCCTAATATATCTATAAGGGTTTTTTGAATATTACGTTTATTTATTCGCCTTCTTTCAAAAATTGAGGTTTTTCCTCCTCTTTTTCTTCAAAATAAGCATCAGCATCATATTCACTAATCAATTTTCGACCAGTTTTGATAAATTCTTCTGATTTATCCATTTTGATAACCATTTTTTTCTCCGTAATGATTTATTTATCCTAACTCTGGATTTTCTTTACGTTCTTTTGCTGTTTTCCAGAAATAATTCTCTTCAGAACCCAATCCATCACGGTCATGACCATTTTCAACTTGATAATATACGGTTGAGACCTTAAAATCAGGATTTCTGGGTGTTTCTGGAGTGATACTGTTATCATAAATCCTCATTCTGTTGTTTGGATAGAGGCAAAACTGCCCATTATCCAATTCTAGGAGGTTATGACTCTTATGTTCAGCTGGTTGCTCACTTGTCGAGTAGTCAATTGCGTCTACATCTTGATGATAGTTGTCTAAAGTACAGATATAAGTTCCTGTTTGCGTTCCATAGTCTCTTGTAAGCACTTCATAGTGCATTGAACCAATAAACTGCTTCTGCACCGCTACGACTCCNTAGTCCATACAATTCCAGAACTGGAGATTATGTAAGGTCATGTCTGGTTTTGGTGTCTCTGGGTCGGTTGTGAAGGCAGAGATGGGCAATTTATCAAACATCGCAGCATACTCTGGTAGATAAGTCTCGAAATAAAA